CCTCAAGGCTCCGAAGGATGCCCCGGCCAACGGCTTCAAGGGTCCGGCCAATATCGCCAAGAAGGTCAGCCAGGAAAGGGTACTGCACTTCAAGGATGGCGTGGCCTGGCACGAGTACAACACGATGTTTGGCACCGGCAACTTGCGCGAATCCGTGCTGCGCGGCCTGGATATGGCTGGGCAGAACACCGCGATCATGCGGCGCCTGGGCACCAATCCAGAGGCAAACCTCAACATGGCCATGGATATCCTGGCCGAGGACGTGCGCAAGTCTGGCGACCCTCAGGCCCTGACCAATTTCAATACCGCACGCGGCAACATGATCGCCAACCGCTTCGCCGAGGTGAGCGGCGCAACGCGGATACCAGGCAATGCGTGGGCGGCGCGGATATCTGCGAACGTCCGAGCATGGCAATCGCTGTCCAAGCTGGGCGGCGCGTTGCTTTCCAGCTTTGCCGACTTACCGGTGGCTGCCAGTGAAATGCGTTACCAGGGCAAGAGCTTCCTGGGTTCGCTGGGGGAAATGACCGCAGGTCTGGCCAAGGGGCGCGGCAGCCTGGAGCAGCGTGAAATCCTGTCGAGCTTTGGGGTTTATGGGGATTCGATGCGAGGGGAGATCATGCGGAGGTTTTCTGCCGATGACTCTGTGGGCGGGAAGATGTCGCGGGGTATGTCGCTGTTCTTCAAGCTGAACGGCCTGTCCTGGTGGACGGATGCCAACAAAGCCAGCGCCGGGCTGATGATGGCTCACAACCTGGCCCAGAACAAAGGTAGGGCCTGGGGCACCATGGACGCGGGCCTGCGCCGTACGCTGGGGCTTTATGACCTCGACGCAGGAAAGTGGGACCTGTTGCGCGGGATGGACACCCGCATGGCGGACGGGCGGGACTACATGACCGCCGACGGCATCCCCGGAATTCCCGACGAGCGCATCAGCGCGTACCTCTCCGAGCAGGGTCGCAAGGTCAGCGACTCGGCCATCCGCGAAACCCGGGAGGGTCTGGACCGCAGCCTGCGTGCATATGTAAACGACCGCGTCAGTTATGCGGTGCTTGAGCCTGATGCTCGTACACGATCAATCATGAACCAAGGCACTCGCCCGGGTACGGTCATGGGCGACCTCAACCGATTCATGACGCAATTCAAGAGCTTCCCAGCCGCCTATATGCAAAAGACGCTGGGACGGGAGCTGTATGGTCGTGGTTACGCGCCGACGCCGCTGGGCGAGGGCTACCGGGGCAGCAAGGATCTGATCGCCGCGCTGCGCAACGGCAACGGCGAGCGCCTGGCCATGGCGCAATTGATGCTGTGGACCACCGCGTTTGGGTATTTGTCCATGTCGGCCAAGGACGCCGTCAAGGGGCGCCAGCCGCGCCCAGCAGATGATCCTAAGACATGGGTTGCTGCAATGACCCAGGGCGGCGGCTTTGGGATCATGGGGGATTTCATGTTCGGCGAGGTAAGCCGCTTCGGCAACAAGCCGCTCGAAACACTCGCAGGCCCGACGCTGGGAACCGCCGCCAATGCGCTGGACCTATGGGCAAAGGTCCGGTCTGGTGATGACGCCGCGTCATCCGCGCTGCGCCTGGCCCAGAACAACACCCCGTTCCTGAACCTGTTCTATACCCGGATCGCCATGGACCACCTGTTTCTGTGGTCGGTGCAAGAGGCCATGAACCCAGGATCGCTGCGCCGTACCGAACAACGCATCCAGCAGGAGAACGGCCAGAAGTTTCTGGTCAAGCCATCACAGAGCTACATGGATCCACTGGGCATTGCCCGATAAGCCCATTGCCCAACTGAGCCCGCCGCATGAGCGGGCTTTTTTTCGCCCATAGGAAAGGAGTCACGCCCGTGACCGTCAGCACAATCGGCAGCGTTGCAGAGTTTAAAACCAATGGGGTAACGATCAACTACCCGTTCTACTTCAAGTTTTTGGCCAATGAGGACTTGGTTGTCACCTACGTTGACCCGCTGGGGGTGAGTTCAGTTCTCACGCTGGGCACGCAGTACACGGTTAGCGGCGCGGGCAATGACGAGGGTGGCAGCGTCACCACCACGGTGGCGTTGGCAGGTCCGGGGCAATTGGCTGTGTCCCGTGAGATGGACGCGTTCCAGCAAACCAGCCTGCGCAACCAGGGCAAGTTCCTGGCGGAAACGCATGAGGATGTTTTCGACCGGCTCACGATGTTGATTCAGCAGGGGCTCACTAAATTCGGGCGGGCGCTTACTCGGCCGTTTGGACGCGACTACTTCTATGCGGAGAACCGACGGATAACCAACGTGAAGGATCCGGTTGACCTGCAGGACGCCGCAACCAAGCTGTCAGTAGAGGCTTTTGTGGCCAGTGTCCTTGCCACCGGGCAGGGGCCAGTCAACAACGCGGCAAACGTTATCTATGCAAGACCTGATGGCCAGGTCAAAACGGTTCAAGGCATGTCTGGCGCCGACGGTGCAAAGTTCATCGGCTATGGGTCATCGAATGTGGGTGATGAGCTAGCCCGCATTGAGGTCAGTCAGCAGGCCCAGGACGCTAAATTGGTGAACCTGAAGGCTACTCAGGATAACCAGGCTGTACAAATCGACGCCCTTAACGAACAGATTGGCAAAGCCGGAATCTATCCCGGTCAACGGTTCGTTTCCTACAACGGCGGTGGGCAGATCGGCAAATTGAATCGGATGCTAATCGATCCCTTCACCCAATCGCTCGGCATCTGCATTGCTGGCGACAGCATTTCGTGGGGTATGACGACCACGGGCATGGGAGCGCTAGATCCGCGAGCCGGCGCACTGACGGATGCTCGCAACAATGGTAGTGCACCATCCTGGGCAAATCTTTTGCATAAATGGATGGGGTCCGAGTTCTACGGTGGTGCGCCAGTTGTCGAGGCTATCTGGCCTGGTACGCCAAGCGGCGTAGCTCAATTCACTTACACAAAGCCAATTGATGTATTTCCCGGATTCACTCCTTTTACAAATATTGGGTCTATGTCTCAACTGCTAGCATCAGGCTCAACGCTTGGTGTTTTGTGGTTTGTGAACATGTCAATTTCTGGTGGTGGCCCTCATTCGTTTTCTTGGGTGATGACTGGAGATAGTTTCGATATCCGCTTTGGCGCCACTCCAGAGGGTGCAGCTTATCGCCTGTACATTGGCGGGTCTTTGATTGGTACTTATGCAACAAGCTCAGCTGATCTTGGCGTGCCCGTCAGCTTCCAGAACACCAGAACACATGCGTTCACATTCCAACGTAACGTGACTATAAAAATTGAGGCTGTGGGCGGCAACGCCGCTCGCGACACGTTGCGTGTAGAGTCGATCCGATTTAACAGAAAGTTGCGTGTGACCAATCAGGGTATCGTTGGTGTTGCATCGGAACGCTACCGGACGGTTCTTCTGTCGTCTGCAATGCGGGCTGATGATTCGGTATGCATGATCCAGCTGGGCACGAACGACAGGGGCATGCCCGCAGCACTAGATAATCCAACATCACCGAGTTCGCTAAATCGTAACCTGGGGTTAATGCTAGACACCGTAGTTGCAGCAGGCGTTATCCCGATTATGTTCTGCGCAAATGAAACGGATGACGCGGTGGGCAAGTTCTACACCATGGGTCAGGTTCGATCTGTGATTTCTAACCTTTCCGCTGGTCGAGCCATCGATTTCATCGACCAGTACGCACTCACGAAGCGGCTCAAGGCTGCAAACGTCACGTATTTGGCGGATGGGCTTCACCCTAATGACCTGGGGCACTACTTGATGTTCGACAACATTCGGAACGTGATCAGCAGCCCCAGCGTTTGAGGTCTTGACCTGCTACCCACGCATCCTCAAAATCCCGCCCATATTGGAGCTGGTGGAAGCTATGGAACACAGGAAGTTTTCAAGGCGTTTTTTCTTGAAAGGGGTAGGGGTAGGGGTTGGAGCGGGGCTATTCACTTTCGGTCGAGTCGCCGAGAGTGCTGATACCTGTCATGAGCCAGGGTACAAGTACCAAAACCGGAGTTTTGTGGACGCCCCGGAAATCCATATTCGATTACAGGGTCTCGGCATAACGCCTGAACAGAGCTTCGTTTCTTACAATGGCGGCCAATTGAAAGCGTTTCACGCTGCGCTTAGCGATCCTTTTATGCAGTTTCTAGGCGTATGTTTCGTGGGAGACAGCATTACTTGGGGAATGACCGCTACAGGTATCGGATGCACCTTGCCCAGGGCTGGAAGACTAAAGGACGCTCGAAACAATAGCTCGTCTGCGACATGGGTAAACATGCTTCACAAGTGGATGGGTGACCAATTTTTCGCGTCGGGAAATTATGCCGAACAACCCTGGCCAGGATCACCATCAGGAAGCGCCGAGTTTATCTACAGCAAAGCCATAGACAACTTTCCAGGATCCGCAGACTTTGACTCCGAGGGTGGATTTTGCGAAACCGTGTCCACGGTATCGGGCGCAGGCCCTGTATGGGCCGTAGATTTAAGCAGCGCCGGCGGAGGTAAACATTCTTTTTCTTGGACAATGACTGGAAAGGAGTTTGATGTGCGTTTCGCCGCATTGTCATCTGGTGCGGATTACAAGGTGTACGTAGATGGTGACTTTGCTGGGCAATACTCGACTAGCTCTGTGATTCTGGATGTGCCATCAAGACCAGGTGAAAGCAGGACTCATCGGTTCCGCTTTAGGACGGGTGCTGTTGTTCGTATCGAAGCCGCAACTGGAAAACTTGGTGGCACTCTTCTTCAGATCGAAGCTATCAGGATCAACAAAACTTTGCGTGTAACTAATAACGGAGTTATTGGGCTATCGGCTGAGCAGTACAGAAAAAATATCCTTGCGCACGCACTGCGGCATGATGATTCTTATTGCTTTATACAGCTCGGAACCAATGATTCGGCAATGCCTCCAGGCATATTTGTTGAAACCTCCCCAAAGGCATTGAAGGCAACGATGGAGAATTTGCTCGATCAGGTCGTTGAGTTCGGAGCCACTCCTATGCTGTTGTGTGCTAATGAGGTCTTGGATAATCAGAAACGTTATTACACGATGGCACAGGTTAGGGCTGTAATCGCAAACCTTGCGGCGATACGTGGCATTGACTTCATTGATAATTTCTCTCAAACCAAGCCGCTGGAGATGGATGGCGTCGACTATCTTGACGACAACCTGCATCCCAATGACCTTGGGCACCGCCTCATATTCGATAACGTTCGCAATTCGATAACTGGACAGGCCTAGTGCCTTCCTGAAAGGTGCCGGGTCTCCCGGCGTTCACCGTCTCTTAAACTGCTGCTGGTAGGTTTGGCATTCGCTCGGCAGGACGCCGGGTGGCGCTCTTTGAACAGAGTGCCTATTATTGTTTGGCGACCTGGGCTCGAAAGGGTCCAGCGAAGCCTAAAAAGTACATTGGCTAGTACAGCGGATTAGGCGCTGGCCTGAGGCAGCCAGTAAACACTGGAAAATGATCCACAAATGCGCTTCCTGTCTCGGGCATATTGCGAACTTGCCGTGCTCTACCAAGCCTTCCCGCCCTCCTTTATATAGAGCCGTCCTGATTGGTCTGGTTCTTTCCATGTCTTACCATCTGTTAGCACATCTTCCCGAGTTTTTTAGTACATTGCACAGCACATGCTAATTCGATTGCTCAGGCGATGTACTAAATGCCCCTCACCGATACCGCTGTACGCCAGGCCAAGGCGGCCGACAAAGACCTCTCCCTCACGGACGCAAGCGGCCTATCCCTGTTTGTCGCCCGCAACGGAACGAAGTCGTGGCACTTCCGGTTCTCTTGGCTCGGCAAGCAGCCGCGCTATTCACTCGGCACCTACCCAGAGATAAGCCTCAAGGAAGCCCGCGAGCTGCGGGATCAAGCACGGTCCCTGGTCGCCAAGGGTATCGACCCCAGGGCGCAGCGCCGGGCCGAGAAGGATCAAGCCACAGCCCTGGCCATGAACACCTTTGAGGCGGTGGCCAACGAGTGGCATGCTTTCAAGGCCCCGCGCATGGTGGTGTCCACCAGTGGCGGTTCCGCCCAGGCGCGGTTCTACCTGGACAAGGATTTGATCCCTGTACTAGGAAAGATCCCGATAGCCGATGTGAAACGGGCCGATGTACTAACCGCGCTGCGCCGCATCGAGAAGCGCGGGGCGCTGAACTCGGCTCGCAAGTGCCGCGCCTGGCTGAACGAGATTTTCCGTTACGGCATGGTGTCCGGGTATCTGGATATCAACCCGGCCTCAGACCTGGATATCGTGGCGCAGCAAGAGCCGCCGGTGCGACACAACCCAATGCTGCTGCGTAGCGAGCTGGCCGAGTTCTTCCGCCAGCTGGAAGCCTCGACGGCGGCGGCCTACGTCAAGTGTGCTATCAGAATCTTGTGGCTGACCGGCGTGCGCACCACGGAACTGCGCAATGCGGCCATATCCCAGCTCGATCTGGACGCCGGGCTGTGGACTATCCCGCCCGACGCGGTGAAGCAATTGCGGAAAAGGGTTAGGAAGAAATCGAAAGAGGATGAGGTGCCGCCTTATCTGGTGCCACTGTCGCGGCAGGCGGTGGAGGAAATGCGCAAGGTGCACCAGTTGACCGGCGGTTACCGCCTGCTGATCGCGGGTCGCAATGATCCACGGCAGCCGATCAGTAACGGCACGGTCAACTCAGCACTGAAACGCATGGGGTACGAGGGGAGGCTAACCGGGCACGGTATCCGCGCAACGATATCAACAGCCTTAAACGAGATGGGATACAACGGGGATTGGATCGAGGCACAGCTATCGCACGCAAGCGGGAGCAAGGTACGCAGGTCTTATAACCATGCCGACTACGTAGAGCAACGGCGGGTGATGATGCAGGAGTGGGCTGATTACTTGGATACAGTCGCTGCTGGCGCCTGACCTGCCACCGTCCTAGTGTTGGCCCACGCTTCCACCTCGGACCTGACCCAGGCCACGGCCTTGACGCCCAGCTTGCGCTGTTTGGGAAAGTCGCCGGCCACCGCCATACGGTAAATGGTGGTGGTGCTGAGCCCAGAAATTCGGCGAACCTCCGGCAATTTGATGTACTCAATGGTCAGCGCTTGTTGCTCGTCGGTGCGTGCAGTGTTCATAGGAATACCTCTGCCCATGTTCCTGGGCCGTTTCGGTTAATGGTGTGGGAATCGTCAACAGCTGCCATTTCGTCAAGTTCGTACGCCAATCAGCGGCTTTACTTGGGCTTTGAACTCAAGGATGAGCCGCATGAAAGGGATGATTCTGACGCTGGGCAGGTTGCTGGCGTTCACGTGTATAGGGTTGGTGCTGATCACCCTGGGTGCTTCGCACATAGCCGGGGTTCCGCATGTTGTTGAGGCTATGGCCTATGCGGCGGCGCCTGCTGTGCTGCTGGCGGCGGTTGCGGAGACGCTGGTACTGGGTAGCGGGCGGGGTTAGCTCTTCGCAGGAAACCACTCGTTGTCGTATTCGTACTGAGTCACCAGCTCCGGCGCAAGGCTCGGCACCCGTCGATCGAACACCAGTGTGCCGAAAGGCTTTTCAAGCCAGTGCGGCGCCAGCTTAATGAGTTCGTCTTTGTAGATGCGCAGCAGGTGGTCTGCAGCTTTTCCGTAGTCTTCCTCGCGGTAGTTGCCGACGCAGTAGCTACCGTTGCTGACGCGCCAGACGGTACGCTTTGGCTCGGCTTCGGCCGCTTTGATCTTCTCGGCCATCTGGTCGCGTGCATAACGCATCTGGTCCAGGGTGAGTGTGTCGATCCAGGCATCAGTGCCAACGCTTTGGGTATGGCCGAACTCGCATTTGATT